AGTGGTGGTTGATGGTAAAAAACTAGGAGGTTGTGTTGACACAATCGAATTCTTGCGAGAAAATAAAATCGCATAATCAAGACATAAATAAATCAACTGACCACATTGATCGTGGTTTTGAGTTGATACTCTCAGGAGGTAAAAGAAAGAGACCTAAATCATTTCGTCTGTTGTTAGATAAGATGATTTCTTTTTTTAACAAGGACATCAACATTCATTTAGACTTTTATGTGGATGTAAAACCAAAAAAATAATCTCAGGAGAATTATGTTAGCAGTAAGCATTGTGTTCGCAGCATTTCTGTTTATATTGTTTCTAATTGTAGGAGTAATAGGAGGATGGGTTGCAAGAGATTACATGATGAATTATCAAGAGGTTGAAAAAATTCACCCAGAGATGTATGATAGAAATGGCAATATAGTTCCTGATGAAATTGTAGCATTCAGATTTGAAAATCATGACAACAACGACGAAGAAGACGACTAAAACAGTTAAAGCAAAAGCAACACCAATACCCAATCTTCCAAAGATTCCATTTGCGTTTGAGGTATTTGATGCTGCATCAAAACAAAGAACTAAGGCAAAAAAGATTGAAGTTCTCCAAAGATATGCACATGAATCTATCATGGCATTATTGATTTGGAACTTTGATGAAACTGCAATATCGGTTCTACCACCAGGTGAAGTTCCTTATGGTAATAATAAAGAAGATAATATGGTTACTGGAACGTTATCAGACAAAATCAATGATGCAGTTGGTAAAATGTCTGAAATGGGTTCTACCTCATTAGGTTCTCAAGACCAAGGACAAGCATCTATTCGTAAAGAATATAGTAAATTTTACAATTTTTTGAAAGGTGGTAATGATAAACTTAGTAATCTTCGTAGAGAGACAATGTTTATTAATATCCTTGAAGGATTGCATCCACTTGAGGCAGAGATACTTATCTTAGTTAAGGATAAAAAACTTACTGAAAAATATAAAATTACAAAGGAGATAGCAGGTGCTGCTTATCCACAAATAACTTGGGGAGGTCGTTCATGACTAAACCATTAGGTCAATTATCACAGACTGAGAAACCAGAAAAGAGAGAAACCTATTGGACTCCAACCGAAAAAGAGTCTTCAAAAGAACAATATGGATGTGAAATTCTTGTCGAGAATGGTGCACCTGCTGATGTTATGACAAAGGATGCACCTACTGATGCATCTATCGTCACTTATACCGTTGATGGTAAAGAGCATCAAGATTTAACTAGAGGTTCAAGAGTTAAGTTGTTTGATATGTACTATGATAAATTTACGAATGTAAAAAGTATAGACTATGGGCAAGGGTCAATCAAACCATCCTTGTGGGGATACAGTGGTGAGGCAACACCCAAAAAGAAAAAGAGAAAGTAGTTACAAAAATCGGGGAAAAAAATCCCGCCAAAATTTTGACCTGTAGGGTTTTCTGTAACAAAGAATACAGAATTACTTGACTATATAGTATGTATGTGTTAGAATTAACACACGTTCATCCCATAAGGGACGCAAGTAAGCCGACTCGGAACGGGTACGTTCATCCTCGCAAGAGGACGCAAAAGCCGACTGAAGGAACGGATGTAAAAAGTCCAATTACTTTAGGAGAAACCAAATGGCAACAGTTACTTATCGTGGAGTCAAGTATGACTCTGAAGAGTACAACGCAAAAGTTGTTGCAGAAGCAGCACAGCGTCAAAGACACGAACTAATGTATCGTGGTCTTAAAGTTAACAGTAAGGCATCACCTTGCAGTTAATATTACAAGGAGGGTTGACCCCTCCTTTTTTTATGTTATAATTAGATGAAAGAATAGTTTTATGGACAAAGAAAAGCTTAAACTATTAGTTCGTCAACTAGAATTATCAGTAGACGCTATAAAAGCAGAAATTTATTCAGATGTTGATGCATATAAAAATTCACCTGCCTTTAAGGTAAGTGATTATGATGAACTTCATGATGATGACGATGGCTACCCAGATTAGTAGAGCAAAACGACTAGTTAAAATCTTACAAAGATTAGTCAAACAACCTTATCTTTATGATGAGGAACAAAATAAATTAATTCGTGAACAACTAGAAGTTGCTAGAAATGAATTAGCAAGAATTCAAGAACAAACATCAAAAGGATTTAAATGAACGTATCACTTATAAGTGTGTCACCTGATGCTGAGAAGCATATGGCATATTGTGCTCGTGTGAGTAACCCAAACAATCAGGACAATGATAATTATGCAGGTTTATTAAGATACTGTATCAAACATCAACATTGGTCTATCTTTGAGCAAGCATTTATGACTCTAGAAATTAACACAACAAGAGGACTCGCTGCTCAAATATTAAGACATCGTTCATTTACATTTCAAGAGTTTAGTCAAAGATATGCTGATACAAATTTGTTAGATGCAAGCATTCCTTTACCAGACTTAAGAAGACAGGATACTAAGAATCGTCAGAATAGTATTGATGATATACCAGAGAAACAAATTAAGTTCTTACAAGAAAGAATACGATTATATTTTAATGAAGGAATGGATTTATATAATGAACTATTGAGAGAGGGTATTGCAAAAGAATGTGCAAGATTTGTATTACCACTTGCAACACCAACTCGCATTTATATGTCTGGAAGTGTTCGTTCTTGGGTTCATTATATTGATTTGCGTTCTGGACACGGAACCCAAAAAGAGCATATGGATATTGCAAATGCATGTAAATCAATATTTACTCAACAGTTTCCAACCGTGTCGGAGGCACTTGAGTGGTGAGATATTTCCCAATTACAATACTGGATGATTTTTACGATAATCCAGATGAAATTTTAAAATTAGCAAAAGACGTTGATTATCAGAAAGAGGGAGAATACACTTATCCAGGTTGTGTATCTAATTTAACTGTAGATAAAATTAATTTTGATTTATTTTTTTACACTATGAAAAAAATAATTAGCATATATTGGGAAGGTGAATGTAATGAAAATTTTGAAGTGACTATGCAATTTCAAAAAATCGAACCACATGAAGATAAATTATTGAATAAGGGTATCATTCATCATGATTTCATTGAAAATGAAATTTTTTCTGGAGTTATATATTTGAATGAAAATTCAGTTGATTCTGGTACATCTTTTTATGAATTAAAGGATAATCATAAAAATTACAATAAAACAGATGAATTTCATAGGCATTTACAAGTTACTAAACAATATCACGCTGGAAGAGTTCATCATAATTTAAAAAGTATATTACGGAAACATAGAAATAAATTTCAAGAATTGATGAAAGTTCAAAGTAAAAAAAATAGAATGGTGCTTTACTCATCTGGAGATTGGCATTCACAGACGACTTATGGACAAAATACAAGATATACTATAAGGTATTTTTGTAGATCAAATTCAGATAGTAAAAGTTTCCCTATTTGTAGGGTCTAAATAGTACACATAACTTTATAATTATATGGCAACCTACCCTGTAGTAAATACAAAAACTGGTGAACAAAAAGAAGTTGTAATGAGTGTTACACAATGGGATCAGTGGTGTTCTGATAACCCTGATTGGTCAAGGGACTATTCTGATCCCTCTACTATGCCAGGTGTTGGAGAAGTTGGAGAGTGGAAAGATAAGTTAAGAAAGAGTAAACCAGGTTGGAATGATGTTTTAAAGAAAGCATCAAAGTCACCAGGTTCTAGAGTAAAGACACTTTAATCAAATGCCAAGAAAAAAGAAGACTAATGGGGATCAACCCATAGGTATCGGTTTAACTACGAAACAAATGAAACGTAAGAAACCGATTGGAAATACTTACCTTCTTGATATTGAACCCATCACTGACAATCAAAAGAAACTTTTTGATTCATATGCAGAGGGAAAACATCTTGTTGCATATGGTACAGCAGGTACAGGAAAAACATTTATTTCTTTATATAATGCTCTTTCTGATGTTCTTGATGAAACAACACCATACGAGAGAATCTATCTTGTGCGTTCTCTAGTATCAACTCGTGAAATTGGTTTTTTACCAGGTGATCACGAGGACAAAGCAGATATTTACCAAATACCATACAAAAATATGGTGAAATATATGTTTCAAATGCCAACTGATGCTGACTTTGAAATGTTGTATGGTAATTTAAAAGCACAAGAAACAATTAAATTCTGGAGTACATCTTTTATAAGAGGCACTACTCTAGATAATGCAATCGTAATTGTAGATGAATTTCAGAATCTTAATTTTCACGAATTAGATTCAATTATTACTCGTATTGGAGAAAATAGTCGAATTATTTTCTCTGGTGATGCTAGTCAAAGTGATTTGGTAAAAACTAATGACAGGAATGGCATACACGATTTTCTCAACATATTGCGTAAAATGCCATCCTTTGATATAATAGAGTATGGCATTGATGATATAGTTCGTTCTGGACTTGTCAAAGAATATATTATTTCAAAACTTGAAGTTGGTCTTTAATGTTTAATCATGTAGAACTGAATCTTCCTAAACTTTCTAGAGAAACTATTGACGGTGTTCGATACTACTCTGTACCTAATGAAGATGAATTAATTAAATTAGTTTCGATTACATCTGTTACTAGTCATTATAATAAAGAAATTTTTGTTAACTGGCGAAAGAAAGTAGGTGATGAAGAAGCAAATCGAATAACGAAAGCAGCAACCACCCGTGGTACTGACTTTCACACTCTAACTGAACATCATTTATTGAATGATGAGAAACTTCCAAAAGTTCCTCCAATATCTAATTTTTTGTTTAATGTAGCGAAGCAAAAGATTGGTAATATAAATAATATTTACGCTTTAGAGGGTTCTCTCTACAGTAAGCAATTAGGAATTGCTGGAACAGTCGATTGTATTGCGGAATACGAGGACGAGTTAGCGATAATTGATTTCAAGACTTCAAAAAAACCAAAACCCAGAGACTGGATTGAACATTACTTTGTCCAGTGTATGGCATACGGTTGTATGTTATATGAATTAACAGGTATATCTGTTAAAAAATTAGTAATTATTATGTCCTGTGAAAATGGAGAATGCATCGTCTATGAAGAATACAACAAAGCAAAGTACATTAAACTCCTCGGAGAATACATTAACAAATTTATTCAAGATAAACTGGAACTCTATGGAACCGAATAAAGAACTAGAACAAGCAATCGAGAATAAATTCTTGACACCTTCAAAATTTGCAATCGAGATTGAAAAGATTGTTGCTGAAGAAGAAGACTTCAATTACATTGATGCAATATGTTACTATTGCGAAACTAATAATATTGAGGTAGAATCAGTATCGAAGTTAATATCAAAACCTTTAAAGGAAAGATTAAAATGGGATGCAACCCGTCTTAATTTTATGAAACCTACATCAAGAGCTAAATTGCCTTTATAATGAAAAAATCGGAATTAATTCATTGGAGATTGCAAGCGATGCTTCGTGAGCATTCTTTCCCTGACTTGCAGTATTTGGGTGTCAGACCTGATAGTATTGGTGTTGATCAGCATTGGTATCGAATAGGAGAAGCAGAAGTTCCTGTTGACTCAATTACAGAATTAGATAGTGAAGAGGAAGATGATGAAAGTGACTCCATTTGAAACCTACCAGTCATATCTATCAATGAAAAGTCATTTTACGAATCGTAAGTATGACTTTTTTCGGTATGGTGGTAAATCTCGTGCAACAATGACATCTTTCAATAAGAGAAAGGATAAGTATTGGTTTGAAAAGACATCTAGAAAATACTCTGATGGTGAAATAGTTGACTTTTTACTTGCTAACTTTGTCACTACAGATAATCCAAAGAACCTGTGGATTGGTGAGATTATTAACTCTGGAGAAAGAACATACGCAGATTGGATGAGAAGAAAACAGAGTATCTCTTACTTATTCAAAGAGGAATCAGAAAAACTGTTGGAAAATAATAACTTAGCAGAATTATTTGAATGTGGTAAAGGACACCCAATTATATTAAAAAGATTTTTAGGTGGGGATATCTCACTTGAAACTTTTGTAATCTATGATATAATATTCTCATTCTCAGAAAAGTTTGATGAGAAACTACTTGATCCTGTTTGGGAGACAGTTAGTATGAAAATTAGGAAGTATAAACCTTTCCTAAATATTAATGTATTCAACTTTAAAAAAATACTACGGAAAATCGTAAATGAGTGATTTTTTTGATTCCGATATAGTTCGTGAAGAACTACAAGAGATAAACGAATTGCAAATGTCTATTTACAAGAATGCAATGAAGTTTGGAACTTTTAGTCGTGAAGATAAAGTTGACCACATTGAAAGACTTACTGAATTATTAGAAAGACAAAAAGTAATGTACACTCGCATTAGTCTCTCTGATGACCCAGAAGCAATTGACCTTAAGAACCATTTACAAAAATCTGTTGAACTGATGGGTTTCCCAGAGGGAACAGATATGTTGTTACTATTCTCAGGTATGTCGAATACCATTGAGAATCTTAAGAAGTCTATTGACACTTGATTATTAATCTGCTATAATCCAATTATCTTAAATATCCAATTTATCCGAGGTATCCAAATGTCTTTTAAAGACCTTAAGAAACAATCTAAACTTGGCTCACTAACAGCAAAGTTAGTTAAAGAAGTCGAGAAGATGAACAACACGGGCGGTAACGCTGATGACCGTATCTGGAAGTTAGATGTAGACAAAGGAGGTAACGGTTATGCTGTTATCAGATTCCTACCTGCACCCGAAGGTGAAGATTTACCATTTGTAAAACTATATTCACACGCATTCCAAGGACCTGGTGGATGGTTCATTGAGAACTCACTCACTACTCTTGGACAGAAAGACCCAGTTTCTGAGTATAATTCATTACTCTGGAACAATGGAACTGATGCTGGAAAAGAAACAGCAAGAAAACAGAAGCGTAAGTTAACTTATGTCTCTAACATCTATGTTGTAAAAGACCCTGCCAACCCTGAGAACGAAGGTAAAGTATTTCTATACAAG